ATCGGCACTCATAACAGAAGCAAAAAATGCTGCTTGCTTTCTGTTTGGTAAGTTCAAAGCATCACCAATAATTTCATGTAACTTAGAAACATTTTCAGGCACTTTCAGTTTAGAACCTAAGTCTTTCAGGTCTACACCAAACTCATCTTTAACTCGTTTGTTAATGAGTGGAGATTTACCTGCCAGTTTTTTCAGTTCATCGGGGTCAAAAGACTTGCCTTCAAGACCAATCAGGTTTTGCTGAATAAAACCTTTGCCAGAACCTGCACCACCTGCCATGATTAGAACGTGACCGAATTTAGGATATGCTTTACCACCAAAGGTGATAAGTTTCTCCATTAGCATTTCTGCCTGTTCTGCAATTGCTTCTTCTGTAAAAAACTTAAAGGATTTCATTTTGCGGCCTGCCTTGCTCTCTGTTTTCGCTGCATGTCCCGAAGTTTTTGCCGATACTTTTTTCTCTGATCCAGCTCTTGTTTGGCTTTATCTACTTCAGCTTTTTTCTCATCACGGTCTCTTCTTGCTTTAGCAACCTTTACAGGATCTAAACGATCTCTAGCCTTCTTTGCAGCATAAGCGGCAGCACCGGCTGCACCAACAGCACCAACTCTTAATGTTGTAGCTGCTGTTCCTTGAAATCCAACTTCATTAACAGATTCCTTCACGTCATCTTCATCCTGTCCCATCATATAACTATGAGCAGACTGAAGATAGTCTTGTGCTTTAGTGATTTTGTTTTGAACCCACTCAGGTAAGTTTTCTTCATCATCAAACATTTTGATCATATGTTCAGCATCACGGAGAATCGACTGCAATTGATTCTTTGCCATTTCACCTTCATTATCATACTCACCGGGGTCTTTTGCTTCATTAACTGACTCTTTATACATGTTCAGTTCATACTTGCCATTGTCCATACCATAGACTTGAACTTGAATTGCTTTCTTACCACCTTTATCAAGCAGACGATAGGAGTTTGTCTTGCCCTTAGATGGTTTGCTTGGACCCATAGCAACCTTCTTATCAATCTCTTCAGGGTCAACATCTACACCAAGTTTCGCCTTAGCATGCTTGTATGCATGTTGCATAGCAGAAGAAAAGTCTCTGTGGTAAAGTTCATATCCTGTTGAAGACTTTGCTTCATCTACACGATCATTAGTCTTAACAATATTAGACTTGGCAGGAACCATTCGCACCTTCCTCTGTCCAGTATTGGGATCGTTGTAAGTCTGAGGTTTCAAAGCAGCAGAACGATTTGAGATATTATTATCTTCTTTTTTCTGCGGAAGACCTTTATGCTTAGTAGAAGCAAAGTCTTCCAACTCTTTGGTTGACATAGACTTTGCCAAATCTTTGACTGTATCAGACACCTCAGAATCAGGAACATCACCACGCTTATATGCGAGTGCAAGACCCATCAGTTTCTGTTGCTGCTTAGATACAGCTTTTTCTTTTAGTTCTCTTAAAGTAATCATTTCTTTACCTTTGCCCATAAGTCAGCATCTGCTGTACGTCTAGTTTTTCCACCAGTAATAAATGAATTGACTCTTGCCATTCCCCACTGTTGTGGAGTAGTACCGGGTCTGTGTCCGGTTCTCCAAGCAGCCATACCACGATTATAAACTTGCTTTAGAATACCCAAGGAAATACCAGACTTTTCTGCTTTACCAGCAAGTCCTTTCTTTTCCTCTTCGTTCATCACTTCTTCATTTCTTGCGTTCTTAAAGTCTTGTGTAGTAGGTGCGCCCTTTGATCCAGGTTTACGCATTGGGCGACCTTCTTTGCGTTTCTTATGAATGTTTGCCCAAAGACCATCACCTTCACCATACATCTGCTTAAACTTTTTTGTATATTTTGAAGGTTTAGTTTCTGCTTCTTTATCACCTGGTGCTGGCTCATATGCTGCTGGATTATCATCATCCATCTTAGCACCTTTTTTAAAGTGTGCATCTCTAGCAGACTTAGTAGACTTTGCCAAGCCAGAGTAATATTTCTTGGGTTGTGTTCCCTTTTTATCTTTCACATCAGGGTCTTGTGCAACTTTCTGTTCATACTGAATAACTTTATTAGGTGTCTTAAAGTTCTTCTTACGCATAATCGTTTTCAAAGTAACTTCAAAGTCATCACCTTTGTCACGAATAACAGCAGGAATATTCAAGTCAGTTGTAACATCTTTAAGAACTGCCTGTAAATCACCTACGTTTTTGATTTTATTACCTTTTGCTTTCTGCACCTTCTTAAAGAACTTCTGTAGTTCTGCTACTTTAATCTCAGGATTATTTCGTGCATCATTTACACGGTCAACAAAATGCTTAGTAAACTCAATATCAATGTCATACTTTGCAAGTAGTTTATCAGCAAATCTTTCTAGGTCATTGATTTGAGACTGAGAAACTTTTTCTTCTAGTGGTTCTACATCAGTCAACCACTTGCGTTTCTTCTTGCCATCCATTTCAACAATAACATAGTTAGAACCGCAGTGAGTAATCTCTACTACATCATCTGTTCCTTTTACAAGAACTGACTGCCCAGCATAAAAAAGCTCACCATTAATATAGTCTTCTCGTCTCTCTGAAACTGGTTCCAACTCAATATGTCTAGTAAATGTTTTATTTTCATTTAGGTTCATTCCTTTTCTAACAGCATTGAACAGTTCTTTTGCTAACTGATCAGATACACCTTTTGGAAGACCTTTAGAGAACGTAGCAAAATCATTATTCTCCGCATTCTTTCTCTGCTTAGAAGCAGACATACCTGTAACATCATCTGCATCCGGGTCACGCTCACCAGCAGAAACTACTTTAATGGAATCAAACTCATACTTACCATGACGGGAATCTACACCGTTATACTTGGAAAGGAGTTTTTGAAATTCTTGTACTCTGTCATCACCTGCAACCATTACAACATTCTTGTAACCTTGCTTGTACATATACATGGTTGCATCAAGGAAGTTTTTGATAGAGTTGTCCATGATAATGTTCCGTGCAAACTTAGGGAACATCTTACGCATGAACTTTACTTTTGTTTTATATTCTAATGGATTTTTCTTGGCATCAACCGATTGGGATGCAAAAATCTTATAGTCATTACCTCTAGCAAGAGAAGCAACTTTTGTAATAAGTTTCTCATGGCCAGTAGTGGGTGGATTGAACCTACCAAATGCATAATAACCTACTGAAGATTTTTCTTCTAGATATTGTTTAAATCCACTAATCATGATTTATCCACGCCTTCTTTGAACATCAAGTTTACGCTTACTTGGTAATAGTCTCTTAGAAATAATACCAGTGGCTCTCTTTGCTTTATCTAGTCTTTTTTCTACACGTTGCTTTTGAGAAATGCTCATATCTCTTTTAGTCTTACCACCATAGTATCTTTTTGTCAAGATATCTCTAGCAGACTTGCGACCTCTTCTCTTGAGACGGTCAAGTGAAGCAGGTTTTCTTAATGCAATTTTTCTTTGTCTTTGAATCTTTTGCTTACGGCGTCTAAAATCAATAGACTTTTTTCTTCTAGCAGCAAATGATAATGCTTCAGAAATGGGTAAAGACTCCCCCCCAATATGAGAGGAAGTCTCAGTGATAGAAAGGAAGTCTTTAAACCCGATCATTTTAGAACTTGAAGCCTACGCCAACTTTAAGACCATCAGCAGTAGTTACCCAGTCATTAACTGTAGTTGGGTCATTGTCGTCTACAACGTCAACAGACCAACCGTAAGACATGGATACAGAAGCACGCTCGTTAAGGTCATGCGAGTAACCTACACCGTAGGAAGCACCACCCCAACCAAGGTCAATAGCACCATCAGACGCAAGGTCCATAGAAGCACCTACCCAAGCATACTCACCACCGATAATACCGGGGGAAACAGTCAGTTCTGGATCAAGTGTCAGGTCACCCCAAGTGTTACCGTCACCACGACCAATGAGATTTGCACCATTAGTAGCACCCCAAGCATAGTTGATGCTTGTGTCAAGTGCAGCAAAGCCAAGGTCCATGCCTGTGCCTACACCAATCGAGTAGTCATCAGCAGCATTGTCACCACGATCATTAAGTGTGAAACCTGCATCTACACCAAAACCAGCAATGCCCAACTCTGCACCAACTGTCCAGTCTGCGTTACCTTCCAAGTCTGTGGAAACACCTACTGTTGCGTTGGACATAAGCGGGGAGTCACCAGTATCTTGTGCAATTGCAGCAGTTGCTACAGTAGTAGCCAGAATTGCGGAAATAAGATATTTCATCTATATCGTTCCTCTATTATTTACTCCAACCCTTGAGAATCGTTGGGTCAAAGTTGTTTGTTGAAAATTCATGACGATTCACCAGTTTGACAGCATTGTCACCTAGTTTATCAATAGCGACGTAACCTTCAGGTCCAGTTGATTTGAACCCGTTAGTTGTGACATAAAAAGACTTAACATGTTTAATACTGTTCAGTTTATTTATAAGCGCAAGTTTCGCAGAAACAATTGCCTTTTGTAGATCAAACATTTTTTTAAGACTTCTTTTATTCTCCCGTGAGAAGAATTTCAGGATTTTTGAAAGTTTATCTCTCTGAGTCTGCTTACCTCTTTCAGACTTTCTAGTATCAATCTCTTTCTGATACCTGTTTTCAATCCAATTAATAAGATTGCGAACATGTTGTTCAGTATCAGTAATGATTGTATTACTACGCACAAATGTATTATTGAACTGTTCAATAAGTTGCGCAAGGTCTTGATTTTGCTCTAACTCTCTTAGAGTAGAACCAGAGATTTCGTTAAAGATTTTACCAGCACGGGACAAGTGTGCATTTACTCTGTCTGTTTCTTTTGAAGACATAGTAGCAACATTAGACAAGTCACGCAGCATAGCGTCTTGCTGCCATACTTTAGAACTTTTCTTCAGAGCCTGCACATTGACACCATAGTTTGCTTTCATACTTTCAAAGTCATCACCCGTGTATGTAGTGTGCCAGACTACTCCGATTTCTGCTCTTTTAATTTCTTCTGCATCCTTACTACCCTTTTCGATAGCATAGACAATTGTATTAGGGTGAAACGTGAGGTAATCCAGTCCAGCGATTTTTTCGGATTTAAGATCAGATTTTGTAAAAAGTAAATCACCTTGAATAACTCCTTTAATACCAAGATTCGCAAAATGCTTGAGTGACAACTTTAGTTTCTTGGCAAGGTCACCAGAAGTATCAGCATCAACTTCAGCATCAGTCTTATACACTTTAGGATTTTTGTTAAAGATACCCTTCTTTGCTACAAAGAATTTTCCGTCTCTAGGGTCAGTACCAGCAAACACAGCAGGTGCGCCATCCCATTTTACACTGACATTACCTTTATCAACACCAGACAGCATATCACGCAGAGAACGCAATGCATTAATTGCATCCCGTGTACCATTCACACCACCATAGAGAACCTTGTCCTCAATATGGGTCATGTGTGTATTCTTCTGTTCGTTGATAAACTGCTTAAACGAAATCATTTATTTTCTTTTCTTAATGTAAATAAGGTTGTTTTAGGATCAGAATCATCTACTTTGGCAGTAAAACCAAACTTTTTAGCAAATCGTTGTACCATTGTCTTATATAACCTCACCCTGCCTTTACTATCTTTACCACCTACTCCCTTTGAAGCCTCAAAAGAAAGTGTTTCAAAATCTGCTTTCTTGCTAAAATCTTTGATAATATCTAGAATTGTAGCAAATACTTTAAGAGCATCACCTTCGCCGGTAGCCCTATAGTTACCATCTTTAGTAAATTGTAGATTGTATTCTGTGTCATCTTTGTATAGTGTATCAAACTCTACATCAAATTTACCACCATCAGCCGACCTAAAGGAATAGAAAAAACCACCATCGAAAAATGTACCAGATTCTTTCTTCCAGCGATAAGGTTTATCAAAAAGTTCATTAAGATGCATTCTAAATGTCTTCATGACTTCATAATTCTTTCTGCTGTAGCAAAGGCATTCTTTGCATGTGGATGTCTAGGATTGATAGTCACAGTATCACCTGCTGTAAGTTGCCCAAGGTCTACTGCTTTACCTAATCCATCTAATGCTTTATGTAGTGGGTCTTTAGGATCGTATCCGTTACCTTCATATCCCTTCTTACCACGAACTTCAGCCCAGCGCAAGTCACCAGAACGATTTACACGCAGAACATCGTATCCTTTAGTTCTAACAAACTGAAGGTAAAATCCCTTTTTCTTTTGTTCTGTGAAAAAAAATTTAAACGTCTTCATTATACTGCATGGTTATCCCAGAATGTTTTACTAATTTCGCCTGCAGTAGTTACAGACGTGCCAATGCGTCTCACCTGAACATAAACCTCAGTACCCGTTTTAAATTGTCGCACACCAGCAACTGCACCAAGAGTTGTTGAAGTATTTTCATACTCCCAGTAAGGATGTGGGTTTCCATCACCCATGATTATTGGGGTAAAAGCCATATTAGTTATCCACCAGTAAAAGGTCGAAGGTGGCCGAGCAGGTGGTTGCTTGACCTGCGATAACATCCACTCTTAAATCGGTTTTTTCAGTGAACTCAAGTGGAATATTGTAGTTGATATCTAAGTTTTGTCCGCCAGCTACGTTGAAGTTACATTTAATATTGAATGCTTCACCAAATGGTCTAGCAAACAATCTATATGTCATCGACGTGTTTGTGGAAGCTTTGTCTGAACCTACGTGAAGGTCTAGTAGGTAAGCGGTCTTTCCAGCTGGAACTGTATAGACTGCCATGAGAGTCTGACCCAATCCCGCTAGAATCTTGGCTGCTAACACCCCGTCCAGATCAATCTCAAGATCGATAGTATTCTCTGCGGATACCATCCTTGCTCTAAATACTCTGGAGAAGATGGCAACTGATGGTGCTCCACCTACAGTTAAGGTTTCTGTCACTGGAGCATAGTTTGCATCCAGCCCAGAAACCTCTACTGTCTTACCGTCATCTGCTGTGGTTGCACCAGCTACAGTAACTAACCCTTGTACAGGGTAGGGATATTCGGTGTTAGATGAGTTACCATCCCAGATGGTACCAGCGGTGACATCACCGTTAGTAGCTCCGAACTTGTGAATATGAGATACCCCTAATGTTCTACCATTAGAAATATTAACTCGCTCGGCTAGTTGCGAGTTATTAAAGTAACGTGATACTGCCATCGATTATCCCATTAAATCTGTGTATATACTGATATATTTATACTTGTATGACTCCAGACCTGTTTTTAATAAAATCAATAGGATATATACCCACTCTAGCCCCGATAAATCTTTTACCATCAACATTAAACCCACGTCCAGCTCTATATGTTGCTGCAAGAACAGCAGTATAATCGCCTTTCATAAACATATCAACATCACCATTTAAAGCTATATGATCATCAAATGTCAATCTAAACAATCCATCTTTTTCTGTAGGATTTAGTACAGCTTGACCTTGACCAATAATTTGACAGTTTTCTTTTCCGAAACGTTTGCCAAAATCTGGACCAAAGATCGATCTGTTGATAAGTTTTTTATCTTTTACA